AAAATATAGGAACCGCCAGGAACATAAGAAACAGGATCGATAAAAAAACGCTTTTTTTCATAACTCAAATTTTGATTATTACTCTGTTAAATAGATAACCCAAAAATCGCGAGAGATCTCCGGATCGAGGATCATACTCCAGGGGATTTTACATAACCCATTTAATCCCCATTTTTTTCCCCAGGAGTTTAACTCGATAACATAATCACTCTCGTAATCAAATATAACTTTACAATGCCACCCGTAAAACGTCTCTCTCGCCTCGTTCGGGTGCGGGACAACGCCAGTCCTGGCGACCTCGTCGGAGAGGAAACTCTCAAAAATTTTCTGACCATAAACGACTGGGAAACCCTGATAAATTGCGTCCATTATGGCCTCCCTTGACGCCGGGAATATCCTCTCGTAACGGATCGTTTGATGATCTTCCGCCTCCTTAAAAGCCTCCTCCGGGGGTTTAACGCTGAATTTCCTCTCGATATAAGGCCAGGTTTTTTCATTACATAACCCCTCTCTGTTCATTGCTTTAAACGCGTCCCGGATCGATGCTCCGGTATCCTCGTTTTTCTCTCTCCTGGCGATATAATAAGCAAACAGGCGGGAGGGTTCAAAATCCTCCATTTTGTTAACCTGTAAAACCCGGCGGAACGCCCCGGAAACTCCATGTCCGACACATGACCCGAGTTGTCCCTGGTCATATCGGAACGGGAACCGGGAGATATTAACCATATTCGTCGACTCCGGGAGATCCTTTCGAAACCTCCGGAGACGATTGTAAACAATATCGCGGTCGTCGACGCGATCCGGGAGGAACCCGAGGCCGTAAATAAGACGCTTTTTTCTCCATTTAAGGAACTTTTTAACGAACCTTATTAAGGAGATCAGGTTAACGCGAAACAGTCTCTCCGGTCTCATTCGGGCAGTTTTTCGGGGAAATTTTCGGTTACCCATTCCCTCCAGTCAAAATTCGGGCATGACTTTTTATCCGTAAAAAAGTTATGACCCGCGATTTTGAACTCGATCCCTTTCTCCTCCAGGGTCTCGACCAGGCGGGAGAGGGTCTTAAACTGAGCGGGAGTAAAATCGTTCGAGTCAATCCCGGAAAGACAGACTCCGATCGAGGATTTGTTTATCCCGAGGGTGTGCGCTCCGATCTCCTCTCTCTCGAGGATCGGATCGTCATCCAGGGGACGACCTGTTTCCAGGGTTCCGTCATGCCTGATAAAGAAATGATATCCGATCCCCTTAAATCCGCGTTCCTTATGCCAGGCGTCGATCGTCGCGGCGTTGTCATGTTTCGGGAGGTTCGAGGCCGAACAATGAATTACGAGAAACTCGATCTTTCTCCCCTCCTGGGGTTTGCCTGGGTCATGCTCCGGGAGATTGATATCCCCCTCCTGGTCGGTTGCTCCTGGATCCGGTGCGGATCCCTGGTCGGTTACCTCCGGATCCGGTGCGGATCCCTGGTCGGTTGCTCCTGGATCCGGTGCGGATCCCTGGTCGGTTACCTCCGGATCCGGTGCGGATCCCTGGTCGGTTACCTCCGGATCCGGTGCGGATCCCTGGATAACCTCGTTCGCTTTGTCTTTCTTTTTTGTCATTGTAAACTTTATTTATAGATCCTTTCCAGGATATTCGCTAAATCGATGTTTTGAAATACCAGGTAAACGAGAGACTGAACGACGAACAGAGTCAGAACCATAATCGAAACCGAGAGGAATTTATGATCTCCGACAAAGTTTATTAGTTTGATTGCTCTCTCATGTGCGGTCAATTTCTGAATTGCCGGGAAACAGGTTAACGCCCTCTCTTTTAAAATATCGTCATGTTCCGCGACCTTTCCCTCGAGATCCGTTACTGTTTGCGCCTGGGAGTCGATCTTTAACTCGATCTGTGACTGGTGAAAAGCCAGGGCATCGGTTTTTGCGTTAATAACCGTTATGATGTTTTTTGAGTTGTATTTAACAAACTCGCGAACGCGTCGATCTCGGACATAATTCAGATTAATATTTAACAGACTGGATAATTCTGTAAATTCCCTGGTTCGGGGAGAAAACCTCGGAACCATTCGTCAGGACGATCTCGAAAAAATATTCACTCGCGGTTTTTGTATTATTCGAGGCGGAAATAACAAAAATTGCATCCATCCCGATAATGTTTCCCGTAACCTCAAACGTCTTTAACGAGTCCGAGTCGGTCTTATTCTTTTTAACGATAAACGCCGCAGTAAATCCGGACAAACTTTCGAGACCCGTTACCGTACAAATGACGGTTTTCGAGTTTCCCTTAATTACTTCGATGAGATTATTCATAATCATTTGTATTTAAAGACGATTTTAAAATAATATTATAAATCCTGAATTGTGTCATTTATTTGCTACTACACTAATTTCCACCCTGCGGGATAAACCGTTGGGGAGTAGGTGTTATAATCAATCAAACTTTCGTACACTGGATCATTGATTGTCGGGAAGTGCACTTTGTCTCCAATTCGGTAGGCATCATGCGCCCCTGTCGGTTGCTTCCAAACGGGAATATCAACCACTACAACCACTTCTTTCCACAAAGCAGGTGTTACATCGGGTGTCCACGTTGAAAGCGTCTGATGAGCCTGCAAGCACTCGTATTTCTTACCTTCGTACATCCGTGTCCATCCTACCTCCACTTTCTCGCCTTCCATCCACTCAAGGTCAGCAGTAAAGACCGACATCCATATTGGCTCAAGGATATTCATAATAGCGTGATGTACTATTCTGTCGGGATAATAGGGCAATTGGTATATCTCCCGCTCTTTTGGTTCGTAAATAAAGAATGTATGATAATGTGATGTTTTGAATGTCTTGTTGACGAGAGCCTCATGCAAGTCCTTAATGTTCGCATCCCTGTTACGATCATGGATACGCACACCAATGCTCCGAAGTTTGCCTCTTCGTGCTTTCTCATCTGCCAACATTAAGTTTTCAATGGTGCAGATTTGAGGATATATGTCATTTACTCTCTTCATTCAATTTTAATTCGCTTTCATAATCGGGAGCGTTCTCTTGCGATACTAACACCCTTTTTGTAATGGTTATTTTTTGCCAAGTGGCATGGTCTCTGTGCGAGTAATAGTAATTCTTTGATAAGCTTATCTGAAAACCGATATTCGCATTCGCATTCGCAGGGTCGTTATTCGTATTCGAATAAACGAAACCGTCATTCACGCTATTATTCGCATTGCCGCTGATTAACAGCTAAACACAGACAACCGAAATTTCAAAGAACGTTCTCGCTCTCGGGGTGCTGCACACCCTATTGAAAGCGAATCCGAAAACCGAAATACGCAGACGCAGCCGCAGGGCCGCTACTCGCAGCCGAACAAACGAAACCGTCATACACGCTACTACCCGCAGTGCCGCCGATTAACAGCATCCTCATACTGCTGGCTGTAATAGACGTATAGAAATAATCACAGTAATAAGTAGTACTCCCTCCTGCGGCGGCAGATGGTTCTATCTCTGCCCCGGCACCCATCAATGCCTTACTCATATATCCACTGGCACGGGCTATATTTCCTCTGTCGGTATATTCCACATAGTTAGCATCAGTCCATACTGAAGGATCATCAGCAGAGAATAGTTTACTCGTACCTCCATCGCCGTCGGTTAATACCTGAATATTTATCCCGTCACAGATTATCCAAATATGTCCAAACGGCATCTCGTGACCACGATAGCGGTTAACGGCAAAGTTCACGTTCGTACCCGCACCGTCAAAGTCTACCTTTGTAAACGTATATTCCCCACTACCCGAAGCAAGGCTATCCGATGCCCCGCAAGGCACAAATGGATTATAGCTATTGAAAGTATTCCATGTCGTTGATACTGCCGTAGAAACACCCTCTCCTAATCCACCTTGTTTATAGCCTTCAGCCGTCAGCACAGCGTTAACTGCCTTCTGTGAATTAAGCGTAGCATATTCTATTGCAAAAAACCAAAATAGCCACTTATGATCGTTATATCCATACAGATTCCATCCTGCCCCCCTTGCTCTTGCATAAGCACGTCCGTTAGTTCTATTGACATTCGTTACTGGCATACCTAAAAGTGTATTTGCCGCAGCGTCCCAAGCAGCGGTATTATTACCGCCACGGAAGTCAGTACCGGTATTCTTGAATGAGCCGAATTTAGATACTGATCTTTGAACGTTTGCCTCATAAGCAGAGACGTAGTGTTTCGGAACTAACGTAAATCCCGTAGCCTCACCCTCACAAATCTTTATCTGATGCTTACCGGCTGACGGATAATTTTCTTCAACTTTATAATAAAAATCACCCCACTCAATCATTACCTGACCATCAGTTCCATCAAGGTTACTTGCAGCACCACCTACCTGCTTTGTCCAATCAGTAGGGTCAAGATAATAATTGACAGTACCGTCATCAGCAAGCAGACAGGCTTTTAGCAGAGCGTGAACGGGCAGGGTGGCATGGTATCCCGTAGCGTCAGCACCCTGTATCCTTGTGACATCAGGAGAGCTATTGGCTTCATCAATTTCTATACCGTACCATCGTGTACTCCAGTAGGAACTCCACTCCACGTTATTAATAATCGTCGTGGGAGCCTCCGGGGAATCGATGAAATAGATCGTCAGGTCTCCATCATCGGGAGTTACCACCTCGTTCAAAACCAATGTTAAGACCGTACCGCTCCAGGTGGCCGACGCGATTGTAAATCCCTCAATCGTAAAATCAGCCGCCGTTAATGAACCCGGCGTCGGAAATGTTAATATAACATTTGTCGGATTTTCGTTCTCAACGGTCGCGGAGATTAATGTAAGCCAAAATAACTCTAATATCTCGCGAGGACTGTTTATTTCAGATAATTCACCTGTAACACTTATTTCGGATAATGCTCCCGTTATATCGATCGTCTGAATTGTTCCTGTTACGCTCATTTCCTTAATTTATTAACGTTTTTAATTCTTTGATTTCATCCTGGAGTTGTAAAATTGCCCGGTGTAAAATCGGAATCATCCCCTGGGGTGCGGTGAATTTATATCCTGTTTCGTCGTCTGTTACGACGAGATCCGGGAGATATGCCTCCATTTCCTGAGCGACATATCCGATATTTATTACTGACTCCGCCCCTGGATCCTTTCGAAATTTCTCCGGGATCTCGTCCAGGATCCGGGTTTTTCTCATTCCCTGGGATCCGTCCGGATTTCTGACCTCGATCTCCGTTTTCTCCCTCCATTGATATAAACGAGGTTTGAACCCGGAGAGGATCCCCAGGGCGTCCTCCTGGTAATCCTTTATATTTACTTTCATTCTCTCGTCCGAGGCGTTATATAACGCGACCTGACCGGAGTCAAAAAATAAACCTCCCTTATATGTCCCGTCCCCGTCATATAACCGGACTGCGAAATTATCCGCCGTTGTCGGGGTGTCGACTCCGCACTGGATCCCGATCCCGTAACGGTTAACATTATTCCCGTCGTTCTGAAAAAACGCGGCATGACTGGAGGCATGGTTCGAGACGACGACCAGGGCGTCGTAATAATAAACCGGGAGTCCGACGGCTCCGTCGCGCGCTGAATACGACTCCAGGCGACCAGTCGACCCGGAGGACATATTCCAGGATCCGACTCCGATAACCCCGTCTGTCTGTTTAAAATCCCCGTAATAATGATAAAAATCCCCCGCCGCCTGGATATAATAAGTATCGGAGGCGTTAACAATAAAATATTTCTGATTGTTTTTCCAATGGAGAAAACCATCCTTTCCGATATGAACCTGATCGTAACCCTGTTTAATTGCGAGGGCGAACTGTTCGGTCGTAAAGTTAACCGTTAACGACTGCTGAATATCTCCCTCATAATCATAAACCCACTCGAACCCGTCCCATACATAATATGTATAATGGTCATTTGTCTGTAAACTGTTTGAAATCTGAACGCGGAGCCTTAAATAAATGGTCGACGTCGTCGGTATAAACGAGAGATATCCCAATCCGACCGGAAACGCGGAGAGGTTTCCGGTCTGAGATCCCGTCGAATTTGATGCGGAGTCCAGGAGATTATCGTTCGCGTCATAAACATAAACCGTATAAGTTGCCGACCAGGTTCCATATAACGTATAAACATGAGTTTCTCCGTCGGTTTCGTCGTAATCATTTGTCGGGAGTGTATATCCCAGGGAACAGTTAACGTAAAAATCGACAATATAAGGGAGGTTCGGAGTAACAGTAAACGAATATGTCGACGACTGTTTCGAGGTGTACCAGTCGAGATATGTCGTCGTCGTGTATTTCTGACAGTAATAATAATCGTCCGAGGTTCCAACGTCGTAAAGAGTTTTAACAACGTCCGTATATGTCGCCGCGTATGAACCCGAATAACTGGTCGCTCCCAGGGAGAGGAGGGTCGATCGGGTTTCGATTGTTGACGGGTCACAAGTATAACGAACGATCCCGGCGTCATCTTTTAAAATGATCGAGGGATCCGCCGCGTCGAAATACATTCCCCCGGAGGCGGTCTCCGCCTGGAGGAGATCTCCGGAGATATCCCATCCTCCGACCGATCCCGCCGTCGCGACGACGGATCCCTCCAGGTACGCAACCCCGGCATATAATCCGTAACCCGAAATCGAGGATCCATTAAACGAGAGACCGTCGAGTTTTCCGAGTCTTACTTTCCGATCCGCGAGATCTATCGTCCCGGAGGTCACTCCGTCCAGGACTTCGATATAAGGCGCGTTCGTATCCGAGGCCGTTAAATAAACCGCTCCCTGGCGCGCGGTGTTCGACGAGTTTCCGATCCGAACAAACGTCCGTCCCTTGCAAGTTCTTTCCCCGACCGGAACCGCACCCCCCGCGACCGTCGAGACCCCGACCGTCGTCGATGTTACGGCCTGGACTTTATAATCATAAGCAAAAACAGATCCTCCATTATATTGCTGAACCCGGACGATATCATTAACCGCAAACGTATTAAACCCACTCTCAACCGAGAAAGTATACCAGGATCCGACCAGGGTCATATCCGAAACGGCCTCGACTGCATCCGAAACCCATAACGAACCGTTCGTCGCCCTGATTTTATTAACCTCCAGGGAATAAACTCGCATATTTCCCCGGACCAGGAGATTGTCGACCTCGAGAGAATATTTACTACTGGCATAATCCAGAGAGAACCCGGTTCCGGTATATCCTGAACTGAACGAGACAGATTTCGAGTCGATATCATCCAGGACGAGAGATCCGGGGAGAGTTGTCACTCCTGCACTCGTCGCCTGGATATACCTCCCCCAATCAGAGTCACCAGTCGAATATTTTCCGTATAACTGAGATCCTGGAGTCCCCGACGAGTTGACAATCCCCAGGGATCCGACCGCGCTCGCGTTGTTTGGAGTCGACGAAAATATTTTTAACTGAGGAGCAAACGAGCCGTCTGTAAATTCAATTAACGCCGCTCCGAGAGATCCCCGGAACCTGGTCGCGTTTCTGAACGCTTTAATCCCGTAAATATCCTGATTGCCCGTTAACTTTACGACTGAGTTATCGATCTCTGTCTCGGTATAATACCTCCCATCGAGTGCGCCTCCGGTTAACTCCGTCTCGGTATAATACCTCCCATCGAGTGCGCCCCCGGTTAACTCTGTCTCGGTATAATATCTCGCGTCCAGGACTCCGTCGGTCAGTAACTCGGTTTTCGTATAATAGTTCGAGAGATCCGTCGGGGGAGTCGTTCCGGCTGTTTGATAAACATAAACCGGAGAGTTCTTTCCCTGGAAATAATCGGGGTTTCGATATCGAGAGGTTAATGTAACGTCCATTTAAACAAAGGTTATCGTTTCCGTATTGTCATATTCTGATAAGGTCATTTCGTACTCGTCTTTATCCGGACTATATCCGTATGAGGTCAAAACAAACTTTTTCCCCGCCTGGAACGAGTCGGTAAACATAAACAGGGGTTTGAATTTACTCGAGGATTTTATGGTCGACGAGAGTTGAACCCTCGTCCGGTTGTATAACTGAAACTTATTCCGGATAATTCTTTTCGCGAGACTCTCGGATAAAATCCCGTCCGACGTCCAGGTCGACGTCCTGGTCGTAAGATCTGACCCGGTCAATATCCCGTTTTTGATGTTAACATTTCCGGCGTCATACATTTTTAATGTAATCTCTTTTTTATCCAGGAACCCTGTATTTAAAACTCCCGAGATATTATTATTCTCCAGGGGAGCGGAGGCGGTTATAAAGACGTCTCCATAAAAACAGGTAAACGCCGGGGTTAATGCTCCCCCTGATTTCGAGATTAACTCAGTCCCGAGACATAAAACGAAATCGTTATCTCCGTCCGAGATCCCGGAGACCTCTCCGATCGGGATCGATAAAGTGACCTCCATTGAGTCGTTAACCGGATCCATATCTGAACCCTGGATCTCGAGGGTCTGAATTTTTGACTCCTCCGTCCCTGATTGTCTCTCCCAGGTTCCCGCGTTATCGACGATAAAATAATTCCCTGGAGTATGCCGGAGATACCATTTAAAGTTAAACACATAATCCGACCAGGATCCCGTAAACGTTCCGAGGACGCCTTTCAGAGTCGCAAACTTAAACTTAACCGTTAACGACGTCGAGGAGTCTTTCGTTATTTTAAACCTGGTATATAATCCTCTCCAGGTTTCATAACCTCCGTCATATATCCATCCTTGTCGTAATATTGCGTTCGAAATGTTTTTCCAGGGGAGGCCGGGATTAACCCAGGAGATCCCGGATCCCTCGTTCCATTTCTGCCAGGAACGATAACCGGGATAAGGGACGACGCCGTTAACGTCTGAGGCGTTCGTCATATCATTGACCGTTAAATTAAATAACGTCTGTTGTTCCAGGCGAACCTCGATCTCGCGGAGTCCTGTTATTGATCCGAACGTCTGACTCTGATCCTTTAAAACCAGGGAGGAGAAATCCAGGGAGGCGTCGGTCGTCTGAGCGGTTGTTCCGGAGGACGTATAACCATAACTGGATCCGGAGGCATAAACGACGTAATTCTGAGGATTATTCCAAAGATCTTCATATCTCTCAATATACCAGGATCCGTTAAACCAGTATAAATAACAGTCGAACGCGGAGAGGATCTTTTCGATTATCTCCAGGGCGTTATCCCGATCGATGTTATCTTTCCAAAAGATTTCATTAAATATGCCACTCCTGTTAAACAGGGTTTGACCCGTTCCCAGGGAGGAGCCAGTCGGATATAATTTCGAGTTGACTCTGATCGGATCCGGGGATCCCGTTAACGCTAAACAGGCGTTTATTATATCGATAAACGTCCTGTTCTCCAGGGTCTCAATTAACGAGGGTTTGACATACTGTAATTTTGAAAGATAACTCGAGGCGTTTAATCTGAACGGCCTGTTTTTAAGATATGTTATCTCGTTCGTTTCACTATTCAAAAACCCTGAGAACATCGTAAACGCGGACGGGGAGGTCTGAACGATCCGGACGCGATATTCTCTCTCCTCCGCCGTTATCAATGGAATGAGAGTAAAAAATCCGCCTGGTTATTAAGGATCTCAAACGAGGCCGTTAACCCGATAACCGGAACGTTCCATCCCCCGAACGAATATCGGATCCTGGTCGTTCCCGGCGTGATTATAACGTCGGTAACCGCTCCCGAGTAATCCTCCTGGTCAATATAAATATAACCCTGGATATTTTTCGAGGAGAAACCGCCGCGATATTTATTCCCGTATGCCATATCAGAACGCCGCGTTTAACTTTAACTGTTTGTCAATAAATGCGACGAGTTTATAACCGTCGATCTCGAACCTGACCGTCTCGTTCCGCCTGGATCCTCCCTCCGGATTTATAAGACTCTTTAATTTACTCAGGGGGGAGATAACCTCCGGATCCCTGGAGGCGGACGGATATTCTCCGACCAGGGCGTTAACTGGCGAATATGCGATCCCTCCTTTTGCCAGGGGAGTCGCGGATATCGTCGCGATTTGTGCCGCACCCGCCGCCGCGACTAATGCTCCCGTTATAAACCCGAGGACTCCGCCCTGTCCGAACGCTTTAGTAACCCCCAGGGCGGTATTTATAAGAGCCTGCATAATCGCGACCCCCTTCTGTTTCTTTGCGTATTTTTTCTCGATAGCCGCTTTTTTCTCCTCGTTATCCCCCGCCGCCGCGAGTTCCTTCTGTTTTGCCGCTTCGAACATCTGAGAAACGACCTCCGTCGCATACAGAGCCGCGTCCATATAACCCATCGCTCCCTCGATTTTCTTTTGTTTGAGTTCCTCCGCGCGCGCGATCTCCTCCTCGAACATCTTTTTATTTCGTTCGTCGATCTCTCCCTGGATCCTGGCGACCTCCCCCCGATATTCCTCCTCGAATATTATCCCCTTCTGATAATGATCCGCCAGGAGCATGAGTTCTCCCTCCAGGGTCTCGGACAGTTTTTTCTCCCGGTATGCCGCGATCGAGTCCGCTTTCGCTTTCTCTCTCTCCTCGATTGCTTTTAACGCCTCTTTCTCCGCCGCGAGTTTCTCCGCCGCGAGTTTCTGATCCTCGCTCTTTTGTGCCGCGCGGATCTCCTCCATTTCGTTCTTAATAGATTTAACGACCTCCGCGCGCTCTCCCATTAATTTAATCAGATCCGCCTCCAGTTGACGAACCTCCCGGATATCTTCGACCGAACTCTCAGACGCCGCGTTCTCGTCTCTCTTTATCCGGAGAGCCTCCTCCGCGAGTCGGATCCTGGACTCGAATAACTGTTCGGTTATCTCGAGAGACTTATTCCCGGCCTCCAGGCGTGTATTAAAATCCAGGAGTTTATCGGAGGCGACCTCTCTCTGTATCTTAATCGCGGAGTTTAATTTTGCCTCCTCGACCAGGAAATCAATATTTTTCATTTCCAGGGAATGACGCCTCTCGTTTATGGCCTGGATCGCGGAGATCTCTTTTTTAATCCCCGCGAGTTTCTCTTTTGCTTTCGCCGCCGTCTCGTCGAAATCCATTCCCGTCGTCATTGCAAACGCCGCCTTTCCCATATCGACGAGATTATTTTTCATCTCCTCGAAATACTTTTTACTTTCCTCTCTTTTCTCCTCGTTAAAGATCCCCGCGACTGCCAGGGCGACCCCTTTCGCTCCGTTCGCGATTGCCGCCCATCCATTTTTAAAGTAATCGACCAGACCCTCGAACCTGTTAACGATGTTCTCTTTTATTGCCGTCCACAAATCCGCGACCGCTTGTTTGGGATCCTCGAACGCTTTAACCAGGAACCGACCGACCCCGATTAAAACATCTTTAAACGCCGTAAAAACTCCCTTTAAAAATCCCGTTACTGTTGCGAGTTTATTCGCGCCGTCGACCGTCCCTTTCAGATATGCCGTAACGGACGCGATCGCGACCCCTATCCCGACAAAAATGGCTCCGATCCCGGTCGATATCAGGGCGGTTTTTAATGCTCCCATTCCGGAGGTCAGTCCCTTAACAGATTTTAACGCTCCCGAGATCGCTCCGGTCATTGCGCCAAAACCTCCGGTCATTCTCGAGATCCCGTTCGCCGCCTCCCCTCCCAGGGTTTGAAATGCCTCCTTAACTCTCCCGGTTGCGTCCTTTGCGTCTTTCTTAAAATTTTTAAGAGAGGATTTTGCCCTCTCAAGACCCTGCTGGAGTTCTGCCGTTGACGCCCTTAATCGGAGGGAAAGATCTGTTAAAATTGCGGTCGACATAAATTCAGTTTAATTATAAAGACGTTTAAAATATTAGTTTCATAACCCTAAATTTATATACATATAAGGTATATATATTAAATATTCAAAATCGCAAATTTGCCCCTTTTTATTCGATTTAAGCCACTCTCCCCCCTGGGAGGTATGTTTGTATTACCGAGGGGGAGATCGTTCTTTTCGCTGATACTCAACTCGTTACGAGGGTTATTTTCCATTGTCCGAAATCTCCTCAATTTTAGGATTTTCATTAAAAACCGGGATTAATTCGACCGTTTTTTCGTGCATCTCTGCCAGGCGTTTATCGAGTTCGTCCCATTCCTCCGGGGTTGGTATATACACATCCTCCTCCGGGACATACTCCTCGTCATGTTTGAATTTCATTAATTGACGGGGGTCTCTGATACGACGCGACTCAGGAATGACCAGGTTATATATATACATTGTTTGCAATCTCATATTATCGAGATCGAACTCCCGTCCCCGGTTTCGTTCGTCCGCGTATGATCTGAGCGCAAAATATATTTCCCTCGGAGTGCAAAACTCGAACTCCCGAGGAGTCATCCCCAGGAGTGCGAGAGCATAACCCTGGATCTCGTCCAGGGTTGTGTTAATTACTTTCTTTTTTCCTTCGGAGGTTGCGCGTTCGTCCCGCGAGTCTGACCTCTCTCCTGACTTGCACTCGGGGACGTCGGGAAAAAATCCGGGATCCTTTCAATGAACTGCATCATTACCGCGTCCAAGATCATCTCCGCGTCCTCTCGGTTGAAAGGATTTGTTTGTTCATCCTGTTTATATCCGGCCTCGATCGAGTGCCAAAATAGTATCTCGAGATCGGTTATATCCTCTCCCTCGATAGTTGTAAACTCTTTACCCGTCTCCTGTTTGTAACGTTTGAGGGCATAATACCCGACTGAAACGGGGATCTCCTGATTTTTGTAAACTAATTTGATTGTCATTTTATGGGTTTTATGGTGTGGTTCCGGTACTTAACAGGGAGGACGCGTCGAACGCCCCGGAGAACCGGGAGACGTTTCCGACCTGGAACGCGGCGGAGAGTGCGGTTATAAATCCCTCTCCGAAAAAATATGTCGTCGCGGAGGCGGACGATTTTATCGTCGCCTTAACCGGGAGGTCATTTTCTTTAATTTCTGTAATAAGGTGAGCGAACCCGCCCTCGATCCTTTCCCACCAGGTCGGAGACGTGAGGGGTTCGTGGTTAAGGTTTCCCGCCTGGAGTGACTTGTAAACTCGTTTTTCGTTTGCGACGGTCGTCCGATATAATAACTCCCCGGCGGGATATGTAGCCGCCGCGCTCCATTCTGAGACCTGGATCCAATGGACGCCCCCGTCAGTTGTCGGGTTATGTCCCAGGGTCGTCGATTGTGCCTCATAACAGGAACCCGCGATTATTACAAAACTCCCCGCGCTATAACTCGTCGTCGGATCCCATATATACGGGATCGAGTTATCCCCCCTGGTTATCATTCCGTTAAATGCGACCTTCCACTCCTTAACGTCGACGAGTTTATTTTTCCACTCATCCCCGAGTTTCGTAACGTCGACGATCTGTTTGTTAATTTCCAGGGAGAAATCCGTACAATACGCGATAACCATTCCGCCATAAATGAGAGCGAACTCCTTAGATAAAATCGGATCGATTGCCATCTGTTTATTATTAAGGTTTTAAAAAGAGATCCGGGGGAGAGTTACTCCCCCTGGATCCTGACGAATATATTAAATTGACAACGCTCCCGTTCCCTCGAGACTTCCGTTATATGTCATCTTATCCCCGACCTGGACTCCCGTCGAGAGAGCCGTCAGGAACGCGGATCCGGAGAGTCCGATCGTTCCTCCGACCCCTGTATCCGCCATTGCAACGGTCAGGGCGTCGTCAGAGCTGACGATATTTGTTAGCATCTCATCATATACGGAGTATGTCGCATCCGCGCCCCTTGTAACCAGGGCGTTAAATGAGACTTTCCATTCTTTCAGATCGACGAGTTTCTCTTTCCATCCCTGGGACGAGAGAGAGGTTATTTCGATAACCTCTTTATTTATCTCCAGGGTGAAATCCGTACATCTCGCGATTACCTTCCCCCCGATTGAGAGGGTCATCGCTTTGGATAAAATCGGTGTGATTGCCATTGTAAACGAGTTTTTAAATTGTTATTTATCAAATATTACCTTATACTCCAATACTTTAAAATATCTCCCTTTCTCCTGATCCTCCCCGTTATTGTCATTATCAAACGTAACGTCCAGGATATTCGCGTCCTGGTATTCATCGAGGAAACTATGGACTAAATCCGCGATCGTCTCGTTTTCCCCAGGATCCGGGGAGAGAATTACAATATAGAGACTGTAATCCTCGAGGACGTTTTTCGCTCCGAGAGTATGAGTCCCGTTTTCCTTCTTATATGTAAAGACGATCGCGGATAAATTAACGTCCAAATTATCCGGATAATTATAGGCATAAATTCGGGTCGACCCGTCCGCGTTCCATAACTGAGAATTAAGGGAGGAGTTCCCGTTTAATACTGTATTTATTGAACTGGCGAAACTCATTTTACTGAATATTTCTTTAACTGCTTGGTTATTGCCCTGGCGACATATTGCCCGTATTCCTGAGTTACCGCCCGGATTACCTCTCCTGTTTTTGCCTCGATTGTCGAAACGACTCCCGTCTCCCTGGGATTGACCCGTCCCCTGGACGCTCCTCCCCCTGACCTGGATTTCGTTTTAACCTTAACGCCTCCGACCCAGGCGGAGGATCTGTTTAACTTTCCCTTAGTCTCTCGCTCGTTTGTCCCGAACTGGAGGAACCGGAGATAAAAAGCATCGGTCGAAACCCCGACATACATTCCGTTTTCCGTTCCCCTGGCTTTGGTGACCTTAATCCCCCGTTTTGTGAAATTAGAATATGAGAGGGAGGACTGGATCGCGGGTTTAAGGATCCGCGTTAAGACGTCCCGGTTTGCATCCTGGAGGATCTTATTCGTTATCCTTAACGGTAACGTCTCCAGGGATTTCAGAACCTCGTCGATCCCTTCGATTTGGAATTTATCGACCTGGTTATTCATCCGCCCACATTATTGTTTTAAGATTGAACCCCTCGGATCTCCCGATCGGTTCGATATGGGTTATCCTGTAATACTGTCCCAGGTATTTAACCCGACATTTATAATTAATCCTCTCGTCATAACGGACGGTAAACGTCGCATCCGTCGCGACGTTCTGACCCTCGGATCCGTTAACCATGCGTCCCCCGGTAAACAATACTCCGCCCCTGGTCTCTTTCAAAAGAGTAAACGTCTCTTTCGGTTGTCCGACGGTTGTCCCTTTCGCGACGGTTGCGATCTCGATTTCGAGCCATTTATTTAAGAGGTGACCGATCATTCTGTTTAATTTTCCCGCTCATAATCGACATGAGCGCAAACATAAGGTTCCGTTAATCTTTCAAATAAACCCGTCTCCCGGACGGAGGCCAGGACGGAGGGCGCGCGGTCGTAATCATACAGACCCGCGATCCTTATTAAAATAGCCTGTTTCAGATCCTCGGGGATCTTTCCGGTATCGTATCCGGTCTCAAAGGTGACCGTTAATTCTGCCGTATCGATATCCGAGTCGAGTTCGACGCGGAAACGATCGCGGTATATGTAAGTATTAAAATTCGAGAGAGGAGTCTCGGTCTCGTCGATCTCGATCGTCGTTATTGAAATCAGGTTCCCCTCGTTAACCCGGATCGTCCCTCCGGCAAAATCGTAACGGGTCAGGACGTTAGTCGTTTTCGCGATATCTTTCTGAATACGGCTCTCCGCGATCGAGTGCGCGGCCTTAATCAGGGAGTTAATATACGCGTCATCTTTGACAAAATCCTGATCGAGACCGATCTGTCTTTTTGCCTCCTCGAGTGTGACGTGGTAAACCGTTTTTACTTTGTTAATCATAACGACCGTTTTAACTTGAAAGGAGGGCGGGGAGGTTTGGATCCGTCAGGAACCAGGAACCCGGCTCCCGCCACTCCTTAATCATTGTAACCCGCTGAAACTATGCGAGTGAAATGTTACGTTTCGCGGCGAACGCGTAAGGATTTGAGTCGACCGCTCCCATCCTGGCAAAGGTTATTTTAACATAACCTGAGTCTGATCCGGTGTACGGGTCGATCAATAACTGAACGCCACCCCAGAAACCGACATAAGCCTGTTTCCAGTCTCCGTAAATCGCGTCGTACTTGTTGGTATCGTGGAGCGGGAGGAAACTCGTCCCGAACGCCTGGATCCCTCCGATCCTCCCCTGGTTGTTCCCCGAGAGAAAATCGACGATGAAATTCGCGGTGTTGCTTGCTTTCTCTTTCGAGGCCAGGAAATAGAACAGGGCTTTTGAAAGGAGGAATTTCTCATTGACGAACATATCCGACGTCAGGGCGGAGATCTGAGCCAGGAGTCCGGCGTAAGTGATCGCGTCGGCGGTGTCTGAGGTTGCAAACCCTGACATCACGTTAACCGCGACGGCGTCCAGGGCGACCATCGATCCGACCTTTCTGTCGATTGATCCGATCATATCCGCGAGGATTGACGGGAGAACCGACGCCTCCGAGAGTGACTCCATTGTAAAATTCTGCCATCCCTGGATCCTCCCGGCGGTCAGGGTTCCCTTTGTTTTTGTCGGGACGCTCTGAGTCGCGGCGGACTGTTCGCTCGGACTTGACGCGCTGTTCCCCTGGCTGAACGGGATCTCCAGTTTGCCGGACATGAGGTTCTCATATACGGTGACCCCGAGATCTCTGTAAAGAGGAGAGGCAACGACCAGTCCCATATCCGCGTCCTCGGTAAACGTCGGGATCCATCCGGACGATGCTCCTGTCGTTTTGGTCTCCTCGTTTGCGCGCTTGAGTCTTTCGTCCCTGGACATATAACTCCGGTTAACGAACATCTGAGGGAGGAACAGGTTTCCGATCGCGCCGGATACTCCCCGGAGTTCTTTCGCGGCTTCGTCGTGCATCTCCTTTTCGAGGCCGGTCAGGATCCCGCCCCTGGCCTCGGAAACGGCCTTAACGAAATCATACCTTTTGACGGCCTTTTTT